GCCCTTGTAGATCGTCATTACCAGATCATCAGGCGTCTCGCCATCATCAAAGATCCGATTAATCAGGTTTACCGTGGCCTGATCGTCGGTCTTGTAGAGCAGAGTGGCGCTGCCGGACGTGGTGCGCTTGCCGTAGGCAAACTCATCATCCATGTCGCCGACGCCGGTCGTCTCCAGGGTCTGCCGCTGGGTTTCCATGCTGATGCTGCGGACCTTGGCCACCTTCTGGCCCTGGAATCGCACCTCTCCGTGCGTTGCGTTGGGGACTGTCATTGGGCGGCCTCGACCTTTGCCTACAGTCTAAGCTCGGCCCTGAATGTGCACCGGCAGGTGATTCGCCGGCCGCCCTGCACACGGCTGCCCTCAGGGGGGCTGGTCCAGTACCACTTCAGGCCAGGGCCGGGGTTGAACAGGTCCACATCGTTGAGATTCTTGCCGACGATCGCGGGGAACGTCACGTCGAACACCTTGCCCCGTGCTGCCGTGTGCGCCGCTCTGATCAGCGCATAGGCCGCCTGGGTGATGTTGGCGAACTCCAGAGTCATCGGCGCATCGCTGGCGCGGTCGCCCCACTGACGCACCGACCGCACGCCGGACTGTGAGCGCATCTCGGTCACAGGGAAGTCCGGCTCGCCAAACTCGTGGCCGGTGGGTTGGATCTCGGGGAATTGAACCGTCATTGGATCACCCAGGCGCCTGCTGTATCCCAGTCTGCCGCCACCAACAGGACGCCCGCATTGTTGATCGGCATGTGCACCGCTTCGATGTCATAGACGCCATCCTCGGTCGGGGTTATCCGGCTGATCTGATAGGTCCGCACCTGCGTACTGGTCTGCTTCACGGTGAACATGATCCCGGCTGGCGATCCCTGCCCGTTGGTGACTGTCAGGGTGCCGGCATCGTTCACTGCCCCGCTGCCGCCCCAGCTCACCACGTCGTAGGTCCCGTTGGCCAGTGGCGTGGTGCTTACCACCGTGCCATTGCCCAGCACTGCCCCGTTGTTGAACTCGTTGAACGTGGTCACGTCCATTGCCACCCGAATCAGATCGCCGGGCCCCACGCCGGTGCTGATGCCCTCCAGCCCGTCGTAGGTGGTCCTGAAGCGGATCGTGTGATCCCTGAATCTCCGCATCCTCAGCGTGAACTTCGCCACGTCAATGGCGTGGTTTCGGTTGGTGCAGAACGCCGCCAGGTTGATTGGCTCAATCGGCAGGCTGTCGCTGCCGTGGGGCGCCGCCTCGCGTACCAGTACCTCGCGCTCCTCAGGGAACAGGCCCGGACTGGTGGGGTTGGTGGAGCTGCGTTCCTGCCGCCACTTTACGCTGATCCGCCGCGCCGGCCGCTCATCGGGTGGGATGGTCTCAAACTGGAATGTGCCCTCGGCGATGTTGCCGGCGGTGAATAGCGCCTTGTGGGTGACCGCGCCGAAGGAGATGAATGGCACTAGGTCGTACTGGCCGCCCACCTCGCGGAAATCGAGCAACATGGCGCCGGCCGTGTCGGCGATCCATTGCCGCGGCGATTCCTGGCTGATGATCACCCCGCCGTCAAAGAAGTATTTCCGGTCGTAGCACCACTGAGCTGCCGTTTGGAAGTTGGCCAGCTTCACCAGGTCATCCGGCACAGCGTCGGGGCCGTATTTGGGGTTGGTAAGCCGGTCCAGCGCCAGGTCTGGCAGCAAGTGGGATGGGCCAGTGGTAAGGCTGTTGAGCAGCCGCCGCACCTCCGTGCCGCCGGTGACATAGAGCGACAGCTGGCTGAATTGCCGCCACTCAAACGTTGACCTGGCATTTACGCCCAGCAGGCTGATGCCGGTGTACTGGGGCGCTGCGTCGTTCTCTCTAATTTCGGTGACGTAGACGATTTCGTGCTCAGGGCCGCCGCTGGCGGTGGACTGGGCCTCTTCGTAGACGAAGGCCTCGGCGAGCTTCCCCCAGGCGTCGAGGTAGTTGTTGTCATCCGGCCGGGGGATCCCGATCGACGGATCTCGTCGGGTGGTGGTGATGGTGAACTGCGATCGGACGCGGCTTACCACCTCGCCGCTGCTCCGCCAGGTGACGCCGCCACTGGTGCCGCTCACTGCGCCGGAGAGCTTGGCGTCGAGGATCACCAGGTCGCCGGTGGCCGTGCCGCTGCGGATCTCCCAGCCGGTCAGGGGCTCGAACCGCAGCTCCCACCGCTTCAGCGATGGCATCTCCAGCCGCAGGTAGTTGAAGGTCGGCTGATCGCTGCCGGAGCGGATCCCGAAGCACGGCGCCAGCTGGGTGAATGCACCGTCGCCGAACTCGCGGAACGACACCCGGAAGAACGAGTAACGTTCCTCTGGAGTGCTGATCACACCGCTCTGATACTGGTCAACGTTGGGTCGTTGGCCGCGCTTGATCTTGTCGTTCTCGCGGAACAGGCAGGCCCTGCCGTCAATATCGGCCAAGGTGAGCGAGTCGCGGAAGTTGCACAGCCCGCCGATGCGGATCCCGAGCGTCGATCTGATGCCAGCCTCAATGATTCGGCATTCATCTTTGGTCGCATGGTGCGCGATCGCGCAGCGCATCAGGTGCGGGGCGCTGGTGGCCGTCTGACGGGTCGTGCTGGTGGTCCCAGCTGCCGTGATTGTGCCGGTGCTCACCGTGGCCGCAGTGCCGGCCCGCACCACGCTGAAGGTGGCATTGATCGTCTGCCCGGTGCCGCCCGCTCCGTCCTCAGAATCGCTGACGAAGATCCGATCGCTGGGGCTGCGGCCGGAGCAGATCGCCAGGGCTGAGCCGATCTTGTAGAGATCGCCTACCACGATTGCGTCGTCCCAGGCCTTCTGCCGGCCGGCGACGGTGCTGGCCACGTCGGCAGCGGTTTCCTGTGCTGCGTCAAGACCCTCGATCGGGAACACGATCAGCGCCTGCAGCCGCCGCGGGCTGGTGAGGGCGTTCACCGGGCCGGAGTCTTCATCCACGTCGCCTTCAAAGATGTATTGATCGGTGCCTTTTTTCTGGACCGTGATCGTGACGTTGAACCTGGATTGGATCGTCTGACGGCTCTGTCCTGTCAGGCCGTTGTCCACCTCGATCAGGTACTCCACCAGGTACTGGCCGGCGGCGGCATCCTCGTTGATCAGCAGGGTCCGCACTGAGTCCACGTCGAAGGTGGCCGTCACCTCTACCTGATCAGTGCCGAGTGTCACGCTGCTCACCGTCATGCGAGCCGCGAAATCAAACCCGGTGATCCGATCCTCGGTGTCTTCCTCGTAGATTTTCGGGGCTGACTGCAGCACCACCGCAGAGGTCCAGGTGGCGCCGCCCTGCGTGCTCTGGAACGTGGTCAGATAGTCGCTGCTGCGGTCGAGCCGATAGGTGAACGAATCGCCCAGGCCAAACGACCCAGATATCACGCCGGAGCGGGTTGAGTAGAACGCTGATTCCTTCGCCCGCTGCACCACCACGGACTGATCGATGTCGCAGGCGACGATCGCGTTACCGCTGCTGCCGATGGGCCGCAGCCGGGCGGTGAACTGCGGCCGGGGTTGCGGGTTGAGCTTGAATCCCAGGTTGCTGCCGATCAGGCCGTAGACGCCAAACGTGGTGGAGGTGCTGGGCTTGCTGGTGGCGCTGAAGACCGCCTGATAGGTGTTGCCCAGGCCTCGGGCCATGAACACGTCGGCGCCGCCGTCGTTCTCTGCGTTGCCGATGTCGTTTGCCGCAGCGCGGCCGGCGATGCGGTCAGTCGAGCGGATCCGGCCGCCGTCCGGGCGGTGGTAGATCGTGATGCGGGCGCTGCCGCTGTTGGCGCCGCTGCTGCCCAGGTCGTAGGTGTTGATCGTTGAATCGCCGATCGCAAACCCGTTGGGGTCAATCCCGGCCAGTCGGCCCTCGCCAACCATGAAAACGGCACGCACCATTTGACTGCCGCCCAGGCTCCAAATCTGCGACCACAGCAGGGTGGCGTTCACCCTGACGCCGCCATAGGTCACGCCGCCGATGGTTTCGCGGTTGGCGTAGACCACGGGGATAGGCTCGCCGATCGCGGCCACGTCCTGGACCGCATCGAACCCGCCACGGGGCGCTAGGGATTCAATGCTCGTCTGGTTGCGCCCCTGCACCTGCCGCTGACCTAGCTCCGCCGTGCGCCGGTTACGGGGGGCGTTGGGGGCCAGCAGGACGCTGATCAGCTGGGCGCCGATGCTGATAGCCGTAGTGACCAGCACCACGATCTGCGCTGCGGTGAACTCGACGATGCCAGCCGTTACCGCAGGCTTGGGCGCCTCTGCTGCACGCTTGCGGACCTCATCGCGCCAGATCTCGTACTGCTCATCGCTTAGGCCCAGCAGCTCAGCCAGATAGCGATCAGATGGCAGCATCGCGGGGCCTCCAGTATTCGAGGGGCATGAGCTGGCCGGCGATTTCCAGCGGCAACCACTGCGCCCCGCGGCGGTGATGCACGATCAGCAGGCCGTCATCAACCACCACGCCAACACTGAGACCCAGGGGCTGGCGGTGGAGCGCCAGCGCATACTGCTCCAGTCTGTGGGGGACCATCAGGCGCCTCCATTCTCGCTGCAGCTGCTCCCATTGCCCGGTGGCGGCCATGACGAACCACTGAGGGTCCAGATCGGGCATGGCCAGGCCAGCGGATCGGCGGACCTTGGCGGCCATCACCAGGCAGCAGATACCCTCGCCGTCGTCAGGGTCGGCGCCGATCACATGCGGCAGGCGGGCGCTTACCCAGGCGGGCCAGTCTGCGGTCATAAGGATTCAGTTATTTCCTCATACCACTGTTGGTCCATGTCTTCGTAAACCACGGTGATTGATTTGGATACGGGATCAGTCGTTACCGTAATCTTGTCAGGTCGTTCTGTGTTGCAGAATATGTCACACAGTAGGTCTAGCGTTTCTTGAGAG